AACCCGGAGGTGGGCCGGTTCCTCGACGCCTACACGGTGCGGCTGCGTACCGCGGTGCAGGGGTACACCGGCGAGGCCATCGCCCAGACGATCAAGGCGGGACTGGACGCCGGCGCCACGCCCGCGGAACTGGCGGCCCAGCTTCAGGCGGACGCGACCGCGGCGGGCGGTTCGATGTCCCCGGCGAGGTCTGAGGCCATAGCCCGCACGGAGTCGGCACGGGCCTACGTCGAGGGCGAGCGTAAAGCGTGGGCCGATAGCGGCGTGGTGCAGGGCAAGCGATGGCTCCTGGCCCCTGACGCCTGCGAGTTCTGCCAAGCCGTCGCTGCGCAATTTCAGGCGAAGCAGGTAGGATTGGATGAGCCATTCTTCCAGAAGGGTGCCGAGTTGACCGTAGGCGGCTCGACGATGCGGCTGGATTACAGCGACGTGCAGGGTCCGCCGCTGCATCCGAATGACCGATGCGACCTTGAGCCGGTGATTGAATGATTGTAACCCTATGGAACGAAGCGACGCGATGACTAAACCGCTCCAACCTCTGACCGACGCCCAGCGTGATATCGTCGCGGCCAACATGCCGCGGATCGTGGCACAGGCAAACGTCATCGCCCAATCCCGCGGCGTTGACCGTGACATCGCCCTGTCCGGCGTGAGCATGGCCTACATCGACGCCATCAAGCGGTATAACGCAACGCAGGGAGTCAGCCTGTCCGCGTTCGCGGAGCGTCGGTCGTATGGTCAGGTTGCCGACGACGCGAGGACGCATTACCGATGGACCAAGACGAGCCGGGCCAATCAACCGCGGGTGAGTCAGATGGCAGCGGCGACCAACGACCGCGGCGACGTGGTTGAGATTGAGCGTGAGTGCTATGACGCTCCGACCGTGGACGATGACGATGCGTTCATGGCGATGATTGCCCCGCTCGACGAACGCATGCGGACGGTGATGACGCTGTATTACCGCGAAGGCATGACGATGGCCGAGGTCGGAAAAGCCGTTGGGTTGCATGAGTCCCGCGTGAGCCAGCTTCACGGGATGGCGTTGAAAATACTCAGGGCAACACAGGAGGCGGCGTGAACCGGATCATCACCTTCAACGGCGGCAACTTCTGGCACCCCAACGCCAAGGCGTCGGTGGAGGCCGCGGCCAAGCGGTGGGGCGTTGAGCTGGTGGAGATCAAGAACAGGCTCTACGCCCGCGACTGGTTCGCCGCCAAGTTCCGTATCGGGCCGTATGTGGACGACCGCGCCCTGTTCCTCGATGCCGATGTGGTCATCCGCAGCGATTGCCCGTCGCCGTTTGACGTGGTTCCTGAGTCGGACTTCGGCGCCGTGGCGAACTTCCAGGACGGCATGATCGACCATGAGAAGTACCAGCGGCCGTCGTGGGAACTGGCCTGCCGGATGCTCGGGATGGCCAAGCCCTACGATGTGGGGCAATACATCAACGCCGGGCTGATCCTGTTCAGCAAGCGGCACCTGCCCACGCTGGACTACCTCGACCGGCGATGCACGAACACGGACGGGGTGAACGAGCAGGCGGCATGGAGCGTGATGCTCGCCGACGAGAACACAACGTATCTGCCGAAGGAATGGAATCGCGTCGGGCCGGCGGTATGGAAAAGCGGGCCTGATATGAAGGCGTTGGTGTACCACTTCGCCAGCTACCTGCAATGGCGACCCGAACACAAAGCCGCGAAGATCGCGGAGACAAGGTGGCAGCTATGAACAAGTTCCAGACCGTGGCCGAGATCAAGGGCGAGGGCAGCGACGACGCCCGCACGTTCACCGCGAAGATCACGACGAGCAGCGTGGACCGCGACGGCGAGGTGCTGATGCCGCAGGGCATGAACATCGTCGATTACAAGAAGAACCCCGTGGTGTTCTGGAACCACGACTACAACCTGCCCATCGGGACCGCGGCGGACCTGAAGCGGGCGGACGACCACTGGACCGCCACGGCGAAGCTGGCCTCGACGCCGTTCGCCCAGGAGGTCTACACACTCATGCGCGAGGGCGTGGTTCGCGGCGTGTCGGTCGGATTCACCCCCATCGAATCCCGCCCCCCTACCAAGGGGGATGTGAGCAAGTTTGGTGAGGACGTGCGGCGGGTGTATTCCAAGTGGAAACTGCTCGAGTTCTCAGTGGTCCCGCTGCCGGCCAATCAGGACGCACTCATTACCGCGGTGAGTAAGGGCGTGAGCCGGGCGACGATCAAGAGCCTGCTGGGGGTCGATGTTCCCGAGCCGCAGCGTCGGCAGGTAGTATACTTTGTTCCGGCAGTCAAGCGGGTGGATACCGCCGCCATTGTGAAGCAGGCGACCCGCGAGGCGATTGCCCGGATCAAAGGGAGGCCGTATGCATGAGGACACTGCAAAGATCGTCGCCGTCTGCGTGCTGGGCGTGCTGCTGCTGGTGATGGGCTGGGCACCGGGCCACATCGCACGGCACCGGGGGCACCCATCGAAGGACGCGATCAACCTGTGCGGCTGGCTGGGCCTGTTCATTCCCATCCTGTGGCTCGTGGCGGCGATCTGGGCGCACACCGGCCCGGACAGGTCGAAGCATCCCCCGGCGACACGGCCGGCCCGCAGGCGGCACAGGCTGACCCGCAGACAGTGGGACGCCGTGGAGGCGTTGGAGGAGATGGCGTAATCTCGCTGGCCCCCGTGAAGGTTCGAATCCTTCAGCCAATTTCCCTTGACTTGATAATGAGAACCCATTAACGTTAGCATTGAATCGTCAGGCATCTCCTGCCGGGCCGGATGGCAATCTGCCGAGCCGGATGGCGGGTGACGCAGCCAGCGACGTTGGCTTGCAGTCACTCCATCCATCAGGCTCACCCATGAAAATCAAATACACCATCGAACAGGCTCAACAGCTTGTTTCTGACCTTGGTGCCGACACTGCCGAGGCGGTTCTCGCCAAGTCCGAAGTCGTCGATGAGGACGGCAAGGCCGTCGAGTTCAAGGTCAAGAAGCAGACCGAAACCCCCGCGGTTGACACCGCCGCCATCGTCAAGGAAGTCACCGACGCGGTGCGCAAGGAGATCAAGGCCAGCATCCCGCCCATCGACGGCGGCGACAACACCGCCAAGAAGAACACCGTGCCAGCGCAGGCGAAGCGGTGGAGCAGCGGCAACCTCAAAGCGTTCAAGGGCGCCGACGCCGAGTTCAAGGCGTATGCCTTCGGCCTCTGGGCCACCTGGTCGCTCAAGTCCTCCATCAAGGGCCAGCGGATCGACCCGGCGATTCCAGAATGGCTCGCCAACCACGGAATCATCGAGAAGGCGGCGAACGGCCAGTACTTCACCAAGGCCCAGAGCGAGAGCGTCAACTCGGCCGGCGGTGACCTGGTGCCCGAGGAGTTCCTGCCCGAACTCATCCGCCTCGTCGAGTCCTACGGCGTCGTCCGGGCCAATGCCCGCGTGCGCCCGATGACCCGCGAGACGCTGGCCCTGCCCCGCCGCACGGGTGGCCTGACCGCCTACTTCGTCGGCGAGGAAATCAACGACAGCGGCACGGCGATCACCAAGTCAAGCGTGGCCACCACGAAGCACCAGCTCGTCGCCCGCAAACTTGCCACCTACACCCTCGAATCGGTGGAGCTGGTCGAGGACGCGGCAGTTTCCATCGGCGACTTTATCGCCCAGGAAATCGCCCTCGCGTTCGCCAACAAAGAGGACGACTGCGGGTTCAACGGAACCGGCACCTCGACTTACGGCCACATCGTCGGCGTCCTCCCGTTCGCGGGTACGGCCTCGACGGTGACGGCGGCCACGGCCAATACCGCGTTCAGCACGCTCGACCTCGCGGACTTCCACGCGGTGACGGCGAAGCTGCCGCAGTACGCCCGTGCGAACGCCAAGTGGTACGTGTCGTCCGCCGGATTCTCCGATGCGATGGAACGGCTGGCCTACGCGGGCGGCGGTAACACCGTGATGAACATTCAGGGCGGCTCGTCCCTGTCGTTCCTCGGCTACCCGGTCGTCATCACGCAGGTTCTCAACAGCACGCAGACGGCCCAGACCAGCACCAAGCTGCTGGCCTTCGGTGATCTGGCGATGGGCGTGACCTTCGGCGACCGCCGGAGCATGACCATCCAGACGGACGAGAGCCGGCACTTCGACACCGACCAGGTGGCCATCAAGGGCACCGAGCGGTTCGACATCGCCTGCCACACGTTCGACTCCACCTCGGCCGCCGGCCCCGTGATCGTCCTCAAGACCCCGGCCAGCTAATGAGCTGATCGCGGTTGCGTTGTTTTCCTCCCGCACAATCTTGGAACTTTTCCAATGAGCAATCCTCTGCAAGATGTGAAGATCATCAACATGATCCCGCCGGTGGCCATCAAGGACAACACGTCCTGGACCACGACGGAGATCGACACCCTCGGCTACGACTACGCACTGGCTATCGTTAACCTCGGCGCGACCGACATTGCGATGGCGGCCCTGAAGATGCAGGAATCGAACACGCCCGGCTCCAACTACGGTGATGTCACCGGCCTCGTGTTCGGCACCTCGACCGATGCCCTGTCCGGCTCGACCTCGGCCCTGCCGACGGCGGCCCAAGACGACAAGGTGTTCGCGTTTCAGATCGATCTCCGCGGCCGCAAGCGGTATCTCGATCTGGTGGCGACCGCCGGCAACGGCACGGTCGGCACGTACCTGTCGGGCGTCTGCATCCTGTGGCGTGGCGACAACGCCCCGCGTACCGCGACCGAGACGAACATCACCGGCCTCCTGCGAGTGTGATGCCTCCTCACCCTCCAAGACCTCGGGCGCGAAAGCGCTCGCGGTCTTTTATGTCCGATTGGATCGTCACAGGCAGCGCACCGTCCGGTCGTGCGTGGCTCCGAAGGCTGGCGTCCACCTACCCGGACGCCAAGACCATCGCGGCCAATCGTGCGGCGGAATGGCATTTGGAGGACGGCATCAGGCTCGACTACTGCCTGATCTTCGATATGCACGCCTCGGTCATTTACTACGAGATGGGGCTGAAGGCGCGGGCACATGGCGCGAAGCTGGTGACGCTCAACCGGTCGAAGGAATCACTCAGGAAGCGGAAGCTTGACCACTTCGACGAGTTCATCCCCGCGGGCAGATTCCGAGGCAAACCCGATTGGTACGCACGCGGAGAATACAACGACTTCGGACTCAGCGGGTTCTGGGCGTTGCAGTACGCCATCAACAACGGAGCGACGACGATCCACCTGCCGGGGCACGAAGGATACCGAGGACGTACGAGCGACTACGACAGCGGCATCCCGCACCCGCGGGCGAATGAGATCACGTTCGGTATCATCGAGCCGGGGTTCGCCGCGGTGACGACCGGATGCCGGGACATTCAGTTCGTGTTCTACGGAGACCTGGCCTACACCATCCCGTCGCAGGAACATGTCACGATCATCAGAACGGAGGCGCCATGCTTTGCGAAGTGATCAGGTCATTCAGAAATTACCGGGAGGGGCAGCGGTTCGACTGGGACGAATCGACCATTGTGCTGCTCGAACGCCGCGGGCTGGTCAAGCGGGTGGCCGAGGAGAAGTCAGTCGATACGCCGGACGCGAACAAGGCGATTCTCCGCGCACCCCGGAAGAAGGCGGTGACCGTTGGCGGGTGAACTCTACATCTCAAAACCCGGCGGCAGCCTCACGCTGTACGTCATCATCCGCCGCCTGAGCGATTATAAGGTGTGGTCGGTCGCCGCGTCGGACTGGGCGACGTGGGCGGACGGCGACATCGACAACTACGACACGGCGCTCACCGACCGCGGCGGCGACTTCTACAACGGCGACTTTCCGACCGGCATCGCCATCGGGACGCGTGTGTTGGTCATGTATTACCAACAGTCGGGCGGCACGCCGGCGATCACTGATTCGCTGTTGCTGTCCGTCGATGCGACGTGGAACGGTGCGGAGGTGGCGTCCGCGTCGTCGGTGACGCTGGACTCGCGGGCGCTCACGACCCTTGCCAGCGTCAAGCGTGCGATGGGCATTGCCTCATCCACTACGACCTACGACACGATCCTGACGGAACTCATCAACCAGGTGAGCGACCGCATCGAACGCGAGACGGGCCGGCGGTTCGCCGCGGCCAATTACAACGAGTGGATCGCCGCCGAGCAGGAGGAATGGTTTACCGTCCGCAACTGGCCGATCATCCGCGTGGACCGGATGCGGTACTGCCTGGACCAGACCATTACCGCCAGCTACAGCGGCAGCGACGTGGAAGCCTACGCGAGCGTCTATTACGACGACGACGGCGGAAGCGGGACGGCGAAACTGGTAAGCATTTCCGCCGCCGGAACCGAGACCAGCAACACGTTCGCATTTTCGACGTACCCCACGCTGTCCACGCTGGTCACAGCGATGGACGCGATCAGCGGTTGGACGGTTTCCCGCATCTCGTCGCGCGACGGGCAGAGCCTGATCCTCATGCCGGCGTCGGGGCTTGACGCCTTGAACCAAGTAGCCGAGCTGTACGCCGCGACCGAGTTCGATACCGTGGGGCGGG